TGGGCTCCTGTAGGACCTGTAGGACCTGTATTACCTGTAGGACCTGTATTACCTGTAGGACCTGTATTACCTGTAGGACCTGTATTACCTGTAGGACCTGTAGCGCCTGTATTACCTTGAATACCTTGAATACCTTGAATACCTTGTTGCCCTTGAGCACCAGTAGGACCAGTCGGTCCAGTATTACCTTGAGCTCCTGTAGGGCCAGTCGGTCCTTGAGCGCCTTGCATGTAAAACAAACCGGGCGTTGACCAAACTAATGCAGATGTGCTACGTGAGTTAACAATCGCAATAGATGCCCAAACAGTACCTGTAGGAGAATTAGGAATTGAGCTTGACCAACCGCTAGGAGGAGTTCCTACGTTGGTTTGAAAGTTCCATGAGCCGCCAGTAGGAGTAGCTGGTTGTGTTGGAGAAACCTGAAACACAAACCACTCAAAATAAGTGCCGCCATAAACCACAGCTTGACCGTATAAGCCAGCAGATTCAGCTTCAGGACCTGCAATTAATGTCCCGTTTGGAGCACTTCCGTAAAGACCACCTGTTGCCATGTTGAGTCCTTACTTGAAGTTATAACGATAAGTGCGAGGCTGGAACTCTGATGTCAAATGGGTATCTCCACCACGCCATTTATCTTTGAAGTTTTGGTCTTCAATGTTGCCATAAGATTCTTCAAGTCTGACAGCCCATTTTTGAGCTTCTTCAGTGTTTTTGTTCTTGTCGTAATAGCTTTCCAAAGTACCATAAAAGTAACCTTCTGGAAAACTAGCCAACACAGCATTGTTTTGCACCAAAGGATTTAATGAATCTGATGTTGGGCTAAACAAAAATGGGAATGTGCGTTGGTAATACGCTTTGATTGCCACGTTTGCGCCGGGGTTTGGCGTAAAAACATAGTTAGGGCCAACTTCAGAAAAGCTGGCACGAATAACACGAGGCACACCAAATGGACGCACATAAAGTTGGTCAATCATGCGGCGACGAATAATCTCACGATCACCCACACGATCATAAATAATCCAAGGACCCATGCTTGCAGCAGGAGTTCCGGGTGGCACAGATGAATTAGGCGTTTCTTGGAAAAACAAAATAGGCCAGTTCATATCCGCAGGAATAGGAGCCATGCCATTAATGTCTGTTGTCAAAACAGTGGGTGTATTTGAGTCGTATGGATTGGTACGCAATGAAGGCAGTTCCAATGTACGCATTTTCAATTCTGCAAATTGAATGCAGTTTTGAATCTCAACAGCCGATGTTGTAGGTAATTTAAGAATGGGCGTACCAGAACTAATTCCAATCCATGAGCCATCAGGATCATTTACCGTAATTGTTGATGTAGTCACACCAATAACAACGGTAAAAGGAAGAATTGAACTTGGTCCAATAAAGTCACCAACTTGCACTGTTGAAGTTGGATTAGCATTGACGTTCATAACGCCAGTAGCAGTATTGATTGATGTGAAATTGATACCTGCTTGTTGAGGTATAGCGCCTACCCATTGGGCAACACGACTAACTAAAACGTTAGCAGATTGAATGAATAGAGCCATTGTAATTCCTCATCGTGTCGGTATGCTTGGATTGTAAGGCAGAGGGATTTTTCCTGTGGGATGACAAACGAAATCTGAATAGTATTCGTTCACGATTGCATAAAACAAAATCTTGTCTTTTTTGTCTTGCTTAATCAATTCCCAAGGACGGTTGTTAAACCATTTTGATGTGATTTCATGAACAAAGCATTTAGGCAAATCCATTGCATGAAATGTTCCAGCAAAAAATGGATTGTTAGTGCCATGTTCTTTGTAAAACTCACGCATTTGTTTGCATTTTTCACGCACAGCTTCTACGTTCATTTGCTCATATTGCACATACCGTTCGCCATCAATAGCGCCAACCTTGTATTTCAGATTGCCAGTATTGAAGTTTTGCGACCATGTGCCAGACTTTACTTCGTTGAACAGATTATTGTTTTTTCTCAAAACAGCATCAACACCAGCCTCAAGAATTCCTTTGGTGTAGTAATCCTCGTTGATCAGCGCTTCTTCGTTGTTTGCGTTCAATCCCATGCTTTGCTCCAAAAATATAAAAAGGAAGCCCCGAAGGGCCTCCTCTATAAGCTCGACAATTAAGCGAGGTAGCGTTGAACTTGTGCAGAAGGACGTGGGGTAGTCACAGCAGCACCAGTTGAGCTGATAGCAGCCAACACAGCAACACCAGCAGGGTTACGCACGATCAATGTGCCTTCCATGATGTATTGATCCAAGCTGGCGTCAGCATTGGAGAACACTTCATTGTTAGGGCCAAGTTCACGCAAGCTACCCCATTGAATCACGTCAGGATTCAAGAACAGAGCAGAGGTGTTGTCCGAACCAGTTTGATCCATCACCCAGCTATCGTCGATTTGGTAGGTGTAGTTGAAATCACCTTCGTATGTCGAGATAGTGTCGCCTTTGTCAGCGGGGTTAAAACGGTTAATCGAACGGCTGGTAGGCATTTGATCGCTGATGTGAGTACGCATGGAAGTGGGGACAACCATGTTAGTAATCTTAGCGTTGAAACGTTGTTCAGCAGTAGTCACCAACTGTTTGTACAGGAAGGGGCTGAATTGTTGCAAAGTCACGCCAGTGCTGAAAGTGAAATAACCCAAACCAGCATTTGCCAACACGCCGTTGAAAGGAGTGTTAGTGTTAGCGACGGTTGTGGAGTCATTGCTGTCAGAAGTAGCCAAGTTCAACACGGAAGTGCCATCGGTGTCGTTGCCAGAACGAGTGCCAGCAAAGGCAAACAACGAACCAAAACGACGACCGTTGTTAGGCGTAGAACCTTGGGTAGCGGCTTGACCAGCGTACTTGATAGAAGCACCGTCAGCACGAACCATTTGCAGCTCGACGTCAAACATAATTTCAGTCAATTGCTTGACTTCTTGGTAGGCTTGGGGATCGCCACCAGCTTGTTCAACAGCACGTGCAGTGCCAGTAGCACCAATCACGGTTGTGAAAATTTGTGTGTAATTGCCCAAGTTAGAACGGGTGTTAGAAGCAGCGGTTGTTGAGTCAACAGATGCACCTTCCAATTTGGCGTTCAAAGCAGGGGTACGGAAATAATCGTTAGGCCAAATGTGCAAAGTCGAATTGATCTTGCGTTTTTTGGACATAGCCATGTTTGTCAAAGGTGTGCGGTCTTTGACATAGTTCGACACGGTCAAGTCCATGTCTTTCACAACGATGTCGGTTGTGTACGAACCGTTACCGTTACCCAACGATGCAGAGGTGATAGTACTCATTTTTTACTCCAGAAGTTAACGTCGGCGTTGTTTGTTTGCCGACAACATTTTAGCTAAAAGCTCTTGGCCTGCACGTTTATCGCCTTTGTTGGCACGCTCTTGGAGGTCTGAAGTCTCATCTCTAGGCGAAGTTTTTGCCCGAGCCACAATTTTTGTAGCAGCAGCCAAAGAGCCACCAGCGTTCTTCACTTTAGGGCCTTCACGGAATTTCATCCCGTCACGAATCAAGCCCAACAAGTATTCGTCCGAAGAAACCAAATCAATGTTTGGCACACCCGGCACAAAAGAACCACTAGCCGCCTTCCAATCCTTGGACAACTTATCACGAAGTTCGTTGTAGTTGGCCTTGTTAGCCAGTTCTTTATCAGTGAAGTTTTGACGAGCTTGTTCCAATGCTTGTTGGACATACTCACTTCGCTGTTTATAAAACTGATCAACTTTAGGACGATTTGTCTGAATGAACTTGGATTTTTCCTCGATCAAAGCTTGGTTTTGACGAATTGCAGCCATTGCTTCTGAACGTTGCACTTCATCAGTTGCCTGATCAAGAATATTCTTCCATTGCTGGTTGTAGCCCTGCAAAGTAACCAACTCATCCGCCGCAGTTTGTAACTGTGGGGCAATTGTCAGTTCTAAGCCGATCTGCAAACCATCAAGTTCTTTCCGACGATTCGACTCATACTCCTCAAACTCTGCCCTTGAGGCTTTAAGCTTGCGGGAATTCTCATCAATGTCGCTAGTTTGACCAAGAAGTGTCGCTGCTTTTTTGGCAGTGATCTCAACAAATCCACCCTCGGCGTTTTTATTGGGAATACGAATTTTTAAGTTCGGATTCTCGTCAGCAAATTCAAAGAAGTTAACTGGGTCACTATCTCCATCGGAGGGTTCGCCAGCATTCTCAGATTCCGCTGCTTCTTCAGTTTCACCATTAACATTTTCAGGTTCAGCTTCCACTTCTGGAGCCGCCTCCGGGGATTCAGCTTTCGCTTCTTCTTGTCCGGCTGGTGGTTGCTCGGTGCTAACAGGCTTCTGAACGTTTTGCCGATTGGCAGCGATCATTGAAGCAATAGCATCGGCAGGATTGACTCCACCAGTTTGCTCATTGACGGTCGATGTTTCGATAGCGTCTGACATATATTACCTTATTCCTTTTCGTCCTGTGTATCAGAACGTTTGAGTGCTACTTTACCCAAGAGTTCCATCTTCTCAATGTAGTCGATGAAATCTCGGACTCCTGCAACATAGTGTGCGTTGCTAATTCGTTCAAGATCAGTTGTACTTTCTTCCAACCGATCAAGCATGTTGAACCTATAAAGGTTAAACATCAATGCGAAATCATTGTTTTTCATAAGCCGACTAGCGGCTTCACCGTTTTCTATTGCTAGAGTTTTTCTTTCAACACTCGCTCCTTTCTGGGAATCTATTGCCCTTGTCCGTTTATTAAAAAAACCTCGAATGTTCGATACCAAGCTTTGCATTGCAATCCTTTAATCTATCTGTACTGCTTTCAGGTGGCCTTGTTTTGCAGCCATCGCTTCAAACATATTATCCACGTCAATGTCCTCAGTTTTCTTCTTGATCAAACCAACATTAGCAATAGCTTCTTGAGCTTTGGCAATGCTCAATTGTGCTTTACCTTCTTGCTCTTTCTCAACAGCATTAGGACCTTGTTTAGCCTTGGCTTGGGCAATCTTCATTGCTTCTTCCAATGTTGGCAGGTAAGAATCACAATCTTTGACGCCCAACACATACAAAGTGTCTTCGTAAGGTTTGCGTAATTTTTCAAACATTTCAGGCATTGATGGATCAAGCTGCATCATTGCTTGTGCAAATTGTTGCTGGCATTGAGTAATCAATTGCTGGCGGGTCAAGCGGTTTTCTTCAGACATGAAGCCCAAAGCCAAGTCAATTTCAATGTCTTTGCGGTCAATGAACTCGTAGTTCTCCATTGATTTGGCATCAAGCCAACCACGACCCTTGCCACCACAAGCTTCAGCCAATTGCTGGATGTTGTAGTCGTCAGAGTATTGAATCATCGTGCGCCAAACAAGGTGAATCACGTCACGCAAGCCAATTGCACAGTTTTTGACCATCTCATCTTGAATAAGTTGATTAGGACTCATGGCAAGTTGCAGCTTGTAGCCACTGTTGCCGTCCTTCATCACTTCAGGATTCATCATATCGCCGGGGCTTGTCATACCCAGCATACTGTTTTTGTCTTGCTCAAAGCGCTCCATCGACGATTGGATGTAGCCCAAGTTGCCTTGCAACGGAGCAAATTCGTAGACGTGCTTATTGGGATCAAATTTTCGATCCAAAACAAACATTGACGATACGCCACGCTGGATTTCTTCAGCATCCACAAACTCAGGGTTAACACCAATACGTGGTGTAGACGCCTGCATGGCAAACGACATTTCAGCACGGGCAATAGATGTTGCGTATTCCTGCATAGGAACCAAACGCTCACCCATTGAGTAACCAAAGAAGTTGCCAACAATTGGTTTGGGACACATGTTGCCCAAAGGAATGAACTCAACTTCTTTTACGTAAACGATGTACGAACCAGAGAAGCAGCATTCAACAATCTCTTCTTCACCGTCACCATCAATGTCTCGGCGGATCCATGCTGTAGTCAACATAACTACACGGCTGTAGCGATCTGCACCTTGTGAGGCAATCACACCTTGACCGGGGACGGGGGTAGAGTCCCGTGCATGGAGCGCCAAGTCGTTTTCCAGAGCGCCAGCTTGGTAAGCACCAGCAGGGCCATAGGCAGCATGGTCGGCAAACTCTTCCAAGTCAATAAATGGATATTGAGCTTTGGCTTCGTGGATTGTCATTGGGTCATAAAAACCAACAAAATCTTGACGATGGATTTGCGGAATAGTTGGGTTGCAGACAAAATAATGTTGGGCAATGTGTTTGATACGCACATTGGTGCTGTAGCCAGTCAGCTTGTATTTGGCACGGTAAATTGTGTTGTGACGAATGGCCTCTTGCATTTCATCAGCAGGAGTTTCGCTTTCAGCCGTTTCTTCTGTCTCAAGCTCGTCAGGCTGCATCATTTCTTGAGCAACACCTTGCAAGTTGACATCAATCCGGCGCATTTGCTGACGTTTAGCACTCAGCCCTTTGTCAGCCGCCATGATTTCAAAAGAACGCAACTGATCTTTTGTGCCTTCGACTTCCTTGTATTGCACCAAAGGTTCACGGATAGGCATCACCATCACAATGCCGTTTTTATGCAACAAACCGTCTTGCGCCCAGTCACGAACCAAAGCGTAAGAGTCGTTTTTGTTGTTAATCATCCGCATGACCATTTCAGTGGACTGTTGAGCGCCCTCATCATTGTCATGGGTTTTTTGGAACTCAAAATTGACCTTTCCATCTGGCATCAAACACTTGGTGATGATGGCTGTAGCATAGTCAATGCCCGGGGCGACCACTGGGTGAATGTAATCAATGCCTCGAATTGGCTCAGTGGATTCAGAGACAGGAATTGTCAGGTAATGGTAATCATTGAATCGGTTGAGTGTGTTTTTTGCTTGAGTCAGGCGGAGATAATCCACCATCTTCAAATACACCTCATGTGCAATTTTTTCGACAACGCTACGCTTGCCCTCACCACTTGCTAAGTTTTGAACGACTACGTTTTGTTTGTCCAGCATATTAAATCCTCTGATACTTACCCGACAACGGGGCAAATCGTTTTGTTGCCAACATATTGGCTCGGCTCACCATAGCTTCTCCGTGGCCTTGAATCAATGCTAGAACGCCAATACGGGCTGAGTCAATGCAGTCATCAGGGTCTGTGAATCTGCCATTGTCATCAATCGCATAATTTCTAGCTTCATCAAGGAATTCCGTGCAAGATTCGTTAATCAAGAAGGTTCCACGTTCCATGCCTAGGCGCATTATATTGATTCCATACGCTTTATGGTTTGTTACTTTGCCTTGGTCGTTTGGCGGGTTAAGAATCGCGCCCGGAATGCAGTTAAGGCCGTAGGAGTCTTCAAAAACTTCCCTAACTGACTGCTCAGTAAGCGTATATCGTCCCGCCAAACCAGCATCATGTGGGAGCGCAATTGGAACCCCTCGGGACTCTCGATCAAGTAAATAATGTACGTATTCGTCAGGCGTCTCGCCAGAAGGGATTTTGATTTGCCTGTGAAGGTAAATCTTTTCTTCAACAGGGTCTCTAAATAGGAACGAGATAATCGTCGGGTCATTCTTAATTCCCAAATCAAAACTAATCAATCGCTCAAGTTTTTCATTGTTGAGCAGGTCTTTGTCAATGGATTTGTAGGTAGGCCACGTCAGCATTGGGAAAACAACGCCTTTGCCCACCAAAGGAATACCGTTTATGCGGCATTCACGCTCCCAAGGCATAAAGTCTCGTGAAAGTTGTTCACGCTCTTGCTTGGAAAAGAATACTTCGCCCCATTCGTTCTCGTAAGGAATGTCATCCCACGTTACACGCACATGAGAATAGCCTTCTATTTGATCCCAGAATTTTCGGACGAGTCCTGACAACCCTTTGAGTGGGGTAAATGAGCAGATAACCTGTCCATTTCTAGCCGCTGTACGCACAACAAGTTCTGAAAAAGTTTCATCTGGTGGCTGTTCATCAAGGACAACCAAATCAAGCTCGAACCCTTGGAGGTGACGTACTTGCTGCGTGTAGTTGGAGAAGTAAAGCTTGGACTTTCCCCCAGTAACGTGCCAGATCTCGATACTAAGCACGTTTTGCCCATCAGATCGGTATGATTTTTCATCAATGTATTCCTTGGGGATTGATCCTGTCCCTAGTTTATACGTTTGCTTGATGTCGTCGCAACCCAACAACTTGGATTGCAAGGTCTTAGCCACCTGTTCCCATGATTCACCAGCCGCCATAGCAATGATTGGCTTGTCCCAGCGCTTGCCTTTCCACCAATCAGGGTATCTGCCAGTCAGGTGATAGGCAGTTTCATAAGTAGACGCAATGGTTTTGCCAGCACGGTTGGCAGCAATCATGCCACGACGAGCAAAATGAGCGCCAGTCTCAAAGAATTTCTTTTGGTATTCAAAAGGACGGAACCATTTGAGCTGATTGAACTGCATATCAGTTGCAATCTTGTCTCTGGCAACTTTCATTTTGCGGAGTTGTTCAGCATCAAGTTCTTTGACGGCACGTTTGCCACCAGCAAGTTTGACGAGGTGTTTTAAAGCACGATCTTTGTAGATCGGCTGGATGTAATCAGATGCTTCACTTTTTGCCATAGTCGTCCCTGATCGTCAGCAAGACATCAGCAGCTTTCGACAGGTAATAGACGTCAGCCGGAGTCAGTTGCTTATCCCCCTGAAGGTCTTTTTGTAACCATTCAAGGGTTTTACGAGCACAGACTTCGGCTTGGCCTGAAAGTTTCTGCTGAAATTTTGCAGAAAAATCTTCCATTTAAGCCCAAGGGTTGGCGATGTTTTTCTCAGAAATACGTACAGCTTCTTTGTCAATCAAAGGCCAAATACCGCCGCCTTTTTCACCAACACAATACGCATACATACCACGGCCTTCTTTGGTAAACGAGCCATCAGCTTTACGCATTAGACGTTCACCAGTACGGGGATCAAGCCATGTGTATTTTTCGGGCTGCACTTGACCGTATTTGTTCAAACGTGAACCCTTAGCTTGTTTTTCCAATGGGCCAACAACTTCAAAAGTCAATGAACCATCTTCATACTTGCGGAAGGTAATGTGAACTTTGCGATCAGACTGTGGATCCAAAGGATGAGGCATGTTGGTAGCACCAAAGTGATGAACCATTGCTTCAGGATCCAGCAAGCCAGCTTCACGGGGAGGGACGGAAGGCATTGGGTCTTCAGGAACCAAGTCTCTCTTTTCCACGTAAGGGTTTTCATCAGTCAAGAATTCTGATGGAATTTTTTTGCCTTCAAGAGCATTCTTAGCAGCCAAGTACTGATCTTCTTTTGGTTTGCCAACAAGATCAAGCGCAATGCCAGTCTTGTCGTAAACGAACTGAGACAGTTCTTTAGCCGTGGGTAAGTCTGCCTTTAAGGCTTCAATGTCATACGTTGCCATACTTTTCCTTTAAACGTTTTTGGGGGATTTGACAGTTTTGAATTTGCCACGTTGGTGAATGTCATTAGTCTGCATGTCAGACAATGAGCGACCCACAAATGCTTCACGAACAGCGCCAGCAATCTTTGCTGAACGTTCATGTCCTTCGCTGAAGGTAGACAGTTTGTCGTTGATGCCTTTGGTCAAGCCTTTAGACATCTGTTTGCCGCCACTGATGATTTTGCCGTAGGACATGGTTATCTCACTTACGTTCAAATTTGTCGCCACCAGCCATGTAAGCTTGTGACTTTTTAACTTCGTAGTTGCCTGTACCGTAATGCACAGTCACTTTTTGACCACGACCAGAAGTAACGCCAGATTCTTTGCCGCCATTAGCTGCAACTTTAGGACCAGCAACATGGCCTGCGCCATAAGCAGTCGAACCCTTAGCTTTAGGCTGATCAGTAGCACCACCCTTGTGCGATGGTTTAGCACCATTGACGTTGCCAGCTTTAACGGCATGTTGACGCTCCAGTGTGGGAGCTTTGTTGCCAGATGTATAAGCGCTCATTTTTTGCCTTTCGGTTTGCGTTTGTCATCAGCATCCCGTTTGACTGCGTAGGCAATCGCAACAGCTTGCTTTTGAGGTTTACCAGCTTCCATTTCCTTCTTGACGTTGGAACCAAAAGCTTTTTCGGATTTAGACTTTTTCAAGGGCATATCATACCTTCCTTAGCGATTCAATGAAGTCATCCAAAGCCTCATCAGCGTCTGTCTCCTCTTCTCGGGATACGTTTTGAACGTGCTCGATAGAAATGACAGGTGCTCGTGAAGACTCAAAAGGAGCTAACTTGTCGGCAATTCTAGCCTTATCTTTAATATCTAGTTCATCAGATTGCATGGCATCAATCAAGACTTCCATAGCAGTCTTCAAAGGAGCTAACCCTTTGGACACCCGTTCTTCATTCAGCTTATTGAACAAAGCCCCGTATTCAGTGACACGGTTAACAATGGATTTAGGACGGCCTTTAGGATTAGTTATAACCCCTTCAGCAAAACCACCACGAGGTTGTCTTTCCCCACTTGCGATAGCAAGGGCTTTTTTTTCAGCCTTTTTAGCCCTATAAGCGGCACGAGCTATCTCTTTCTTTTTTTCGTCAGAGACGTCAGAACCCTCAGGTCTTATTGGTTGGTCAAACACTTCATTGCCTCTTCTGTACGAATCCAAGCATAGGAGCCATTCACTGTGAACCCACGCTTTTGGTGAATCTTTATAAACCCATTATGCTCCGCCCTGATGGAAGTTGAGCAAATAATAGGTATCCCGTAAGTATGCGCCCATAGGATATGTTGGTCAATCATCTCATTAACAAGACGAACCCGAGTGCGAGGACTAAGAGAAAGATCAATGTGGTGAAATTTTGCATTGCTGATCTCTTCATTAGAGTAGGTTGTATAACCACCCCGATCAAACCAGCAAAACCCAAGGAGCTTGTAATCAGTAGTTCGTCCAACAATATCGCCTTGGAGATTTACCAAAGGAATTTCTTGTTCTTGTCTACACACTGCAATGAACTCTCGGGACTTATTAAAGATCTGCTCGGTAGTCGCAACTGTAACCCGATGCCGGAAAACATTGCGATCCCTCTTCAATATCCCGTCTATCTCTGACCCATAGTTCATGTCAGCCAAACTCACTATGTCCTCTACGTCATGCAGAGGATGTGCCAATGTCCATTCCATACTATTCCTTTCAATTAGATTGTTGGTGGCACTGCCAATCCGTGCATCAACCTTGGCACTCTTATCTCGGGTTATTCACCAACACGGCTGAGGACTCTGGTTATGTTTATCCAGTTCGGATTAGACCGACAATTTAATCCTCATGCGTGTATGTTTATTATACGCAGGTTAGAAAAGTTTTTGTAAAAAATTTGGGAATGGGTGAGTGGGCCCCCCTCTCCGCAGTACCTAACCCAGCCCTACCCCCTAGGGGTATCGTGCCGAATAGATGCCCAGCGAATCTCTAGGCCATGCCATAAATCATCAGTGTACTGATCATCAGTGTACTGTTTGTTGCGCGATTAACGCACGCTGGAATAGTCTTCAGGGGCGAGGTATGGTTTTATTAGTTTTGAGCTGGAGCGAAGCGAAGAGCGAAGCTAACTATTCTTATCTTCCCTTATGTCTATCCCTTAGCTATTCGCAATAGCTGATTTAGGGGCTTCTAGGTTTTATGCGGGTTTCAGGCTGGTTTAATAAACTAGGGAAATGCGCTGGTTTGTCTCTCTACTCTCTTGTATCTCTCCTATCTGATTGACTATTAAGGCATGGATAGACCTAGGGGTTTTCTCTTTTCTTTTTGCGCGGCTCTCGATAACTTGAATCTATCAACTAATCAAGATAGTTATACACAACGACAATAGTTATGCACAGTATCCACAGCTTGCACCTATATTGTGCTTGATGCACTGTTATAGATAAGTATAATTATACTTTGCACCAATACGGACAATTAATGTAATGCTGTAGATTGTAATTGTGTTGTCCTTAGGTTTCATAAACTAAGGTTTATTAACTGGCATACTTCGTGCAACATATAAAGCAATGCCAATTTTGGCAGATGCAAAAAATAGGGGTTATCAACATGGAAAACTTAGATTTTATTCGCACACATATTGAAGCTTCTGCACCATGTAGTTTTTTTAGTGTTGCAGCATGGTCTGAAAATCAATTGAATATTTCTAAATCTGGATTTATTGCAGCAATTGATATTCTTGTATCTTCTAATGTAATTAGTATTACTTCAGATGATAACGGTTTAGTGATCGATCTAATTTAAACGTCAAATTTTAGGAGCAATTCAAAATGACAACCATTCAACTCACACCTAATCTCGCTGCATTCATTGACGAAGCTGGTGCATTAGATCAAGAGATTAAACGCTTAACTAAGCAATTAGACACTATGAAGGCAAAGATCAAAGCCGAAGGAGCTGGAGATTTTGGCGGCTTCGTTTTCAATGTAAAGGTTATCGATTCTGATCGTGAAATTACCGACTGGAAAACTATTGCGGAGAAGTTTCAACCCAGCTATCAACTAATCAGTGCTCATACAACTAAGAGCATTGTTCAATCTATTCGCTTTGTAAAGGCTTAAACCATGAAAACAATTCTCAATTTTGGGTTTTCTTTTTTTCTTTTTTGCGCTGCATTAGCTTTAATGCTTGCGTATTTTGACGTTTTAACTAAGTGAGGCAAAACATGGCACATATCAAAACCTATGAAAATGGCACTATTGCATTAGTAGACACTTGGACAACTGAAGACGTCTATTCATGCGCCGAAGATAACGATCTATCAATTAATGAAGATATAGCAATTAAAACATTAGAACTAATGGCTAGATCACATGATGCAAATATTGGCATTAATTGGAATTCTATGCTTTTTGCTATTGAGCAGGCCATGCAGATATCTTCAAAAGAATCGAACAATGTTTTTGACTTGATCAATGACTAAGGGGCAAAACATGCACGAACTAAATTACATTAACAAACCCAGTATTCGCACTTTACGTTCTGATATTCGCAAAGCTTACGAATTGGGCGCAACTACTATCGAACTAATTTGGGGTGAAAACCAGATTGTTATTGAATGGAATGGATCTAACAAAAAATGGATAGGTTCGGGCTGGATAGGACGCAATGGCGGTTTTGATCTAGCCAACGAACTAAACATTAGAGAATCATTCTCTAAACAATTCAATGATCCTATTAAGTTTCTAAAAGATCATTTCACAATCATTAATGTTAAATAAAAAGGTGTAATTATGGTTAAAATTTCTGTAACTTCAAAACTTGATGGGATCAAGTCATGGTCTTTGCAAGCCTTAGACACATGCCCAGGATCTATTGAATCACCAGGCGTTTTAGTTGATGCATGTAAGGGATGCTATGCGACAACGGGAAACTATCGCTATCCAAACGTGAAAGCCCCTAGAGAGCACAATAAGACCGACTGGCAGCGCATGGACTGGGTAGAAGACATGGTAGATGCATTAGGAGATTCTCGATATTTTCGCTGGTTTGATTCTGGAGATATCTATTCTCTAGGGTTAGCAGAGAAAATTTTAGAAGTAATGCAGCGCACTCCGTGGGTTAAACATTGGTTACCTACAAGAATGCACAAATTTCCGAAGTTTAAATTAGTGCTCCAAACTATGGCAGAACTAGATAATGTGTCGGTGCGATTCTCTAGCGATTCGGTCACCGGAGAGTTTATATCTGGTTTACATGGCTCTGTTATTGTGCCCAGCTCTGATTTTGAAACCAGCGCAACCCTTTGCAAAGCTTATGAGAATGGCGGGAAATGTTCGGGTTGTCGGGCTTGTTGGGATAAGTCAATAGAAATAATCGCATATCCAGCGCATGGTCTAAAAATGTCAAAAGTCATTATGCTAAAAAAAGCTAATTAAGCCCGTCGGGGCTTTTTTTTGGCCTTGCTTTTTTGTGCGCTAACTTAGCGCATGGATTTGTTTTGTCTTTTTATGCGCTATTGCGTAGGCGGTAGCGTGCCCGATTGTCTTTTATTGTCCGAAAGTGTCTAAAAGTGTTCTATAAATTGTGGGTTATATGCTGGGTTTCGTGCTTAGTGGCATGGATTGATTAAACAACGTTTTACGTGGTTTTTCCATGTTTTAAGTATCTACCTATTGTCGCTTGGTTTGTCATTCCTAGCGTTGATCTAATGCGTTTAATCGGCATGTATGGATTCGCATGTAATTTTTGCCAGTAATACTACTGTTGGCGCATACAGTAAAACTGTACAAAAAACCCGTGATCGATAGTGCTATACTACTTTACCCCTACATATGTAATGCTTTTCCGCTACATGATAATGTGATTTTTCAGGGTAAATGACCCCCTCCCCCCTTAAAAAATAGACCCCCCCTTAAAAAAAAGAGACCCCTCATTTCTGAAAAGCCTCAAATCCCAACTTAGAGAACTTACCGATTGGCTCCAATATGCTTAAGAACTCGTCTTGCAGCTTCTCGTCGCCAAGGCTTAATTGTAGGGTTGTCTGCTAATTTATGCCATTCCTGTACTTGTTTGTACCAAGCTTCATCAAAGATCTTTGCTTTTTTTCTTTTGGAGTCACCACTTTGATCTAGCCATGTATGGCATTTGTAGCAACCCCATACAGACATGCAATCATCAGCTTTGATCCCTTTGCCTTTTCCATCAATAATCTGATTGGAATGGCAGGCCACTGTTGACTCACCCAAATCGTCATCACAATAAGGGTGTGCATGGAGCAAACATTGAGCACCCTGCGCCAGCTTTAGCAAGTCAGGATCTCTATACATTGCTCATCATCCTTGTCTCACTACGTTGATTAAATGATTGTGTGCGCCAATACTCAAATTTAAGTTTAGCTGCGTCCATGCGGTACTTGATTTCTTCTTCGATTTGGACTGCTTCTCTAAGCCCTTCGAGAACTGTTTGATAGTCTGGGTGGGCGTAGGCGTAGATTTCTTTTGCACCTAATGTTCCTGTCTCTTGTGCCATCAACTTAGCTTTAGTTGACTTTAATCCATTCTCTGTGAATACACGCTTGGCCTTAGCTTTGGCATATATCGGTGCATGATCACGTATGTAATCAACGCATTTCATTGCTTCTTCGTCTGTCATACGATTTCCTTTGCATTACGTGCAACTATCAACATTTGGTACGTGCGATCAAGCTCATACCTCCATTCCTTTAAAAGATCTACTTTGGTCTGCCAGTCAAGATCCTTAAAGGGCTTGCTTTGCTTGACTTCTCCGTCTTGCAGAAGCTTAACAAATTCTTTTTTCATCACAAATACTGATTGATCAGCTCTTCAATTCCTTTGGCAACATCGCCATTTCCCATCTCCATTAAGCTCATTCTTTGAATGTTGTTTAGCTTAACGACAATAGTATCTCCAGTTGGTTTTTCTTTCCAAGGCTTTCTACCAGCACCTTGTCTTTTGCCACCCCAACTACCTATCTCACGACCAAGCTTTTCAGCCCGTTTTTCTCTTTGTTTTTCTATCCGTTTAGCAGCTAACCACTCTGGCTCTTCCTCTGGATAGTTGAATGGGCTTTCAAAAGTGCTCACGTCTTAAGTACTCCGCTAAAAGTAAAGCCTCAGCCCTGCCGTTATCCTTCTTTCTTGTTAAAGGTGCAGTAGGCCAAAGATCACGTGCCATAGATAGGCTCAAATTCTTGTCAGAATCTAGTTTAAGAGCCTTTTTCCATACTCTAGGACTCACGGTATGGAAATTGGTATTTATGCGTTGTGCGACCGATAAAGCAGCCCCGTATGCCATACCAAACTTAAAGGTGCTAGACACTCCTTGTTTGGGCATTGCATGGACAGCCTCAATAATGACAGCAACATCTTGTCTTTCACATGCTTGACGGATTTCAGCATAGACCAAGTGAGACAGAATGAATAGCTCGTCATGCAGCATGTCACCACAAGATTGATACTTACCATTGTGGTCAATCATGCCCCATGCACCGCTGAAGCCCGGATCTATGCCGATATACATCATGCTTTCTCCTCATTAGCAGCAGCCAAAGGTACGATCACTCTTGCTTGTTTGTTCATGTAAGCGACATTAAGCTTGTTTAAAGCCTTCTCCATCGTGCGTACATCACAGACTTTGAGCTGTTCATCGTGAATCGCTAATGCTACTTGAATTAACTTGATTTCCTCGCCTGTGAATCTAAAGGATTTCCCACTGATGCCACGCTGTGCCATGTGATACAAAGCATCTTGTGCATCCATGATTTCAGGTAGCCAGTCTGAGCCTATGCGAAAGTCAAAGGCCAGAATCTCTGTCATGTTGATTGAATGCACTAGGTCATCAACGTGGGCTTTTGTTGGGTTGCCTTTCAGAATCTCATCAAATGACTCATGGTTTTTTATGAGGAGGTTTACTCCTGCATTTGGCACTTGAGTTACTTTAAGCATTCCAGACTTTACGTATGAAAGGTTATCAACTCTGATCGGCTTGGGTTTGTATTTGCTTTTCTTTTTCACTTTTCAATTCCTCAATTCTTTGCTTTACAAGTTGTGGCAGGTCTTTGAACAAACCCGAAGGATCATCCCTCATTTGTCTCACCATATAACGTGCGTGATCTACAGTAGATGGATTCATTGCCATTGTGGCGTAGTGATCTACGGATTTCTGGATCACCTGTGTGAACATCAATGTCTCCCAATGTGATTAATGCTTCGTTAACCATCCTCACTGGAACTAGCGGATTCCATCTTGCCATATCCAGTACTTCCTTTGCTTTGTCTTTATCCATTTTGTTTCTTGTATTGATGGATTTCATTCCAAACGTTTTGACACATCAAACAAATTTCACAATTGTTAGTTGAGTCATGTACGGAATATTTTTTTTCTCATTCCTCCTGTGCTGTACATCTTGCAATAAGTATCGCCATCGTCCCAAAGATGTGCGCGGCTTTTTTGTTTGTTTAGGTTTATCAGATACTTCATTTACATATCCTTTCAAGTTATCCACAGATTGATTGGTATTAAACATACCCTTTGGTGGTGAATGTTGGAGCAAAGCACAGCCTTACCGTGTTCAAAAACAAAGTTCGCTCTGTGCTTTGATGAAAGTTCCTTTGTATGGAGCCATGTCATCGCATTACACTAACCCAGACTATTTCAACCACCGCGCTCTAGGTATTCGCCCACGCTCCCTGCTCTGGCTTGCTCATGTAACAGGGTTGTTTAAGAAACCACCACCGACGTACCGCATGGATTCCGAGCTGCGTGATAAAAAACAAAAAAGCCCCTTACTGCTGCTCCCGGTGATAAGAAGCTTTTTTAAGGCTTCAGGAGCATGAGTAAGAGGCTTCGACATGTTGCTTATCACGACAACGGTTTGAATTATGCCGACTTGAGAGCTTTTGTCAAGTCCCTCAATTTTTGTCGGACATTATCAGGAATTGGTGTCGCCCTTTTGCTGTCTTGCTCAATCTTCTCCAAAGCAGGGTCTTTGAAGTTGATAGACACATTGACAGTTACTTCAGGCACTTCAGCACCATCCCAGCGCATTTGGTTAATGTAGACCAATGGTGCAGGGATAAAAGCCCCATCAGACTTTTTCCAAGCGTCAGTAGTCTTCATGTATTTCACGTGGGCAATTATTGTCTCCACGTCAGTGTCAAGCTTGAGCTTTTCCCACTTTGCTTTGCAAGCAGACTTTCCACCCTTACGGACAGATTTAGGCCATTCAGCCCAAAAGTCTTCAAATGTCATTACTTTGCTCCTGTGATGATTTGAGGTTTATCAATTTCTTTCAAAAAATCCATAAACAACATAGCCACGGTCATTGCTTTACCTTCCTGTTGATCAGCCACGATACGCACACCTAATGTGCCATCTTCTTTGTCTGTCAAGATGATGTTTACTTCACTCATTTTTACTCTCCAATTCAATCAACAATTCAATGTAATGCTTTGCTTTTTCTAAGTCAGCAATGCCATTTTTGTCTTTGTATCGGGTAACGTACTTAATGACATTTCCGACACAAAAGCCAAGGTTGTTGGCATGGATGTATTCAATGGGTTGAATCTTTTTGTCTTTGTAGTGATCGCCACCAACTTGTTTAGACAATGCAGGATTTACCCTTGGCTCAAGCGGTTTCCAATTTAAATTTAAGTTTCTTGAATTCATTTGTAAACAACTTAAACAAGGTTCATCAAGGCTGTTATGCCATATATATTTGCATGAACTGCAATCTTTTATCATCATGACTCCTTTACAAAAATACCATCAGCATTCAAATAGCCTTTGCGATCCTTGATCTGTTCATAGGCATGTTCTAAGCATTCAGTCAAAGTGACCTTCTGAATAGCACACTGCATGATCAACGTTACGAGAATGTCGCCAATAGCATCAATGACTTCTTTACGGTCATTAAGGGCAATGGCTGCAATTAACTCGTTTGTCTCTTCTAGGGTCTTTTTAGCCTGTCCTAGAGGTTTCCCATTCTGGACAATGCCACGGGCATAACCCCAGATTTCAACTTCGTTTTCCAAATATCCAAACGTCTTCATTTTTTGTCCTCAGGTTTAGGTTTCTTGCCAAAGATCTGATCCCAGTTATCACGGAATTTTTGTGGATCGGGAATGGGTCTTGGGTTGCTTCCTTTACTCATATTTTTTCAACTTCTCATAGGTGATGACAGCAAAAAACGTAGCAGTGACTACAGACATGATTCGATCTGCTTGCGTCCACAATCCAGCGTTAAAAGTGAAATTAACAAAGGACATAATCATGTATCCCATGAAGATGCCAAACAGTAGAGAAATCAAGTCTTTCATTTTTGCTCCTTAGTAAACCACTCTGGTTTTTTCTCTTTCAGTTCAAAGACACGCAACTTTGGGATCACACCAGTCTTTTTCCACTTGTAAGTGGCTGGAGCAGTTACTCCAAGTACCTTTGCAATCTCATACAGCGTTACATGCTTTGGCAATTCAGACAATTTCATAAGTTCCTTTCGTTTTACAACATAGCGATAATACACCATGCGACAACAGATGGTTGATTGAATTTATCTATCGCAAATGCAAACGTGATAGATATTTATTTGTAGACAATAGCCTAAGTTGAATTAACATCCTCATACGTTCAGCAATCAAAGGAGTAATAGATGGAACGCAAAGACGCAATTAAAGCCGTAAACAGTGGGGATGCAATCATGGCATTCCAAGCTGGGCTATCAGAGGGCATCAACTTAGCTGTTGAGCACATCAGCAAGTTTGCAGAGATTGAAGATTGCAAAACACTTGTCCAACTGACATCCAAAATCTGGGACATGAAACAGGAGCTGGAATATGTTTAAGTTCAACATTTTTTCTGGCAACACCTATCTTGAGTCCAAGAACTTTAAGGTTTCCTCAACTGGCGAAACATTCGTCAAAGCAGGCAGCTTTTGGTTTGGCGACAACAACAAAACAATCCTCGAAACCAAGCATCAACAGATCAACTTAGATACTGGTGTCATGTCCAACTTTGGCGATCCTTTTGGAGATAAAAATGGTTATTGAATACGGCGACTTCACATTTGAAATCATCGACATTGAATACTTTGCTGCCGAGCCTGCATGGGGTTTGTCAGAAAGTGTTGAGTTTGGCGTGATCCTTCTAGACACTGCATGGGAAGACATGGAGATGGCAGTTCGCATTGGTGACGAAGTTTGGGACGAATTGACATCAGACCAACAACAGTACCTTGAGCGAGAAGTTATCAGGAGAATCAAAGATGCTGCCTGATCTGCACCCCACTGTAAGAAAGTACCCCCGTACCTTGAATGAAGCTTTCCCAAGCTCACGCGACACAGCTAAATGGCTTGAATATCATCAACGTCCAATTAGTTTTCAGTCAGCAGCTACCTATGCTCTGGCATTGTTAACAATAGTGGCAGCACTAATCCTATGGGCAGCATTGTGAATTGGGAAAAAGATGTGATGTCTTATGACATCAAAAACAATCATTTCATCAAAGACGTTGAGTTTGATGGATACAAGTTTAGGCTTGTGTACACAAGACCAATGAACTACATAGATGAGTACGTCATCAAAAAGGTTTTGACCCTTGATGGACAAGACATTTTGGATTTGCTCAGAGATAGATTTATCGAACGATTGGAAAGGATAGTCAAATGAAAACGAAAAGCATGTACGAACAGTACGTAGAAGAGTTCAGTGCCAGTGACGAGCAGTATTGTGCTTATTGTCTGGTAATCAATGGCGGTAATGGTTGCGATTGTGATCAACGAGCATGGCGTCATTTTTCTGAGCTGGACGAAAACAGTCAAAAACAAATCATCAACGAAGAGTTATCAATCCCATTTGGAGAAAAAGTATGAATGTTTACAAAAAACTGAGCTTGGCGCGTAATAGCTTTCACAAAATGGAACTCAAAAAAAGTGGTCACAATAAATTTGCTGGCTATTATTATTTTGAGTTAGCCGATTTTGTTGTGCCTGCTCTTTACGTAATGCAAGATGTTGGATTGACTCCAATTATTTCTTTTGGCAAAGAAATGGCGGAAATGCGATTAGTAAATGATGACAATCCAGAAGAGTTTATTTTGATTACATCACCAATGTCAGAGGCAGCTCTTAAGGGGTGTCATCCTGTCCAGAATTTAGGTGCTGTCGAAAGTTACATCCGTCGGTATTTGTGGGTTGCAGCGCTTGAAATTGTTGAGCATGACGCATTAGATGCAACAACAGGTCGCAAAGGTGATGCACCAATCATTACACCTAAAGGCAATATTGGAGAAGATTTGCCTGAAGATGAAAAAGAGTTCTTGCGTGAGATGGCAACATCTTGCGAGGAATTGGTCAATCAAGGGAAAGCAGCAGAGGCCAACAAAATGGTTGAAGATGCTCAACTTGAATCTGACCAAAAAGTGTGGCTGTGGGGGCAACTGTCTGCTTCAACACGGTCTTCAATGAAAAAAGCCAACAAGGCTTAAAGGAAATTAAATGGAATACGACAACACAAACCGAGGTTCTTTATTCAGAAACACAAAGAAAGAATCAGAGAAACATCCAGACATGAACGGCTCACTTAACGTGAACGGCACAGAATACTGGATCAGCGGATGGACGCAAATAGCCAAAAAGGATGGCAGCAAGTTCTTGTCTTTGTCTATCAAGCCAAAACAAGACGCCCCCCGTCAAAGTAATGCGCCCACCCGTCAAAATGCCAAGCCTATTGGACGTCAAGCCCATGATGATTTGGATGATGGGTCCGACTTGCCATTCTAGAATGGTATATACTGCACATACCATTTTAAGGAAAAATTATGAAGGTATGTCGGGAATGTGGAGTTGAAAAAGAATTAAGTGCTTTCTATAAACATTCAAAGATGGCAGACGGACACCTTAACAAGTGTATTGAATGCGTCAAAGAACGGATTGGAAAGCATCGTGAATTGAATTTAGACAAGATAAAAGCATATGACCTTGCTAGAGCCAAAACCCCTCACAGGATGGCTAAAAACAAAAAATATGCTCAGTCTGAAAAAGGAAAATTAGCTCATAAAAAAGCTTTGGAAAATTACAGATTTCGTTATCCAATGAAAACTGCGGCACATCGAATTTTTCGAAACGCAGTAAAAAGACGAGAACTTTTAAGGCCAACACATTGTTCAGAATGTAATTCCACTCACAAAATAGAAGGACATCACGATGATTACACCAAACCTCTTGAGGTACGCTGGCTTTGCGAGAAGTGCCACAAAAACTGGCACAACTACAACGAGCCAATTTATGAATAACCCATTCTGATGATTAATGGGGAAAGCGGATGCTTCTGGATAACGCCCAATCAAGTGATTTAGTTCATAAGGTGAAGCCCCAGAAGACGCAGCGAGTACCCACCTAATATGAAACCTGATTGTTTCCCCACATTGAAAATGTATAAGGAATGGATTTATCTGGCTAATGTAGTCAGAGAGGTTTCCAGTATCTGTGACGATTGTTCACCAGAATACAAGCAAAGCATGGTTGAAAAAGAAAGATGCCACGAACAGTCTCAACGGACAAATCTTCATGGCAAATTAATGGTTTTAAAGCAAAGGAAAGACAATGTTCAAATCGACTTTATCGACTTTATTCAACAGAGCGAGGAAGAATGATCCTCAGACTAGCAAAGATGCTGGTGAACAAATAACTGATACAGCTCCAAAACACTTTGAAAAAATCCTAGAAGCCCTTGAATTAAATGGCCCTATGGGTAAGGACGGGATTGCTTATGCAAGCGGTTTACGGCCTGATCAAGTGTGGCGCAGATTGCCTGAAATGCAAAAGCTTGGATTGGTAAAGCTTACAGGCAAAACAGTGGAATCTTTTAGTGGTCGTCAAGAACGTGAATGGGAAAAAACATGATTTACCTTAAACGAAAAACTCTTGGCGGAAATATTGTTGTTGCTCGATTTAGAGATGATCAAAGATTAGCCGCAACTATTTGCCTTGTCCAATTAAGAAGATCAAACCCAGATTTGAAACACACATATTTTTTAATCAAAGAACGTGGAGGTAAATAATGGACTGGATTGATATTGTTGTTGGCGGCATTGTTGCCATTTTTATTGTTGGTGGTTGCTTGGCGTTGTACGCTGATGCAATTAACCATCCTTGGGGAGAAGATGATGACCATTGAAGCAATGAAACGGTATTCTCAAACATGCTGGAATTTCTTGAACATCACCAAGGCATAAAGGAGTAAGCGATGCCATGTAACTTATGTGGAAAATGGAATTGTGTTTGTCAGTATTCACAACCCAAGCAACAGCAAGAGTTTACGTCCTGCTTTTTCAGCCGCGAGGCCATGAAAGAGCATAGCGATTTTCACCCACAACCCAAGCAAGAGCAGGATGAACCTGTGGCGCTTGTTACCGGTGTGTACGGTGGGCGGTTTACCTACGCACCAATCAAAGCATCTGTGATATTACCTGTGGGTATGGCGCTCTACACTCGCCCACAACAACGCACATGGGTTGGGCTGACGGATGAGGAAATGCTAACACTTGAAGAAACAACCACTTGTGCAAAAGATGAATCGTGGTTGCGTAATCTGACCCGAGCCATTGAAGCCAAACTCAAGGAGAAGAACACATGAAATATCCGTCTTACTGTTGTCAAGAATGCGGAGAAATGATTGGCTGTCTTGGTCGAATCATGCCGTTTCACAAATGTAAGGATAAAAACAATGGATGACGATTTTTGGAATATCCTCATGCTTTGCACAATCCTGTTTTTTGGAGCAGGATTCTTTACCGCATTGCTCATTGCCAGTTGGGTAATGATTGAAGCCTTATCCGACTAAAACCTGATAAGCCTTCTGAGTCAATGCTACCCGCTCTTCAAGCCCAAACGTGCCGCCATTGATGATCTTGGTCACTTTTGTCCAATCTTCCGCCGCAGCCGCAGCATTCAAATTGTGCGTGCTCCAAAACCACCCGGCGCT